TGAAACAACTATTGCCATAGCTCTTGCAGCCTCAACCAGCTCATCAATAGTTATTGAGCTTAGATTTTCTGGATTCATTCCAATTATATTCATAAAATATGAAATATTGTATTCTATATAATCTAGGTCTTTTTGTGCATCATAGCTCATAATAATTCCTCGTCATCTATATCTATAAAATCAAGTTTATTTTGGAAGTGGTTTTTATCCCATAATATCTTGCAGTATATTTCTTTACCGTCAGCAAACTGATATGTTCCTTTATTTGGAAGAAAAATTGGAGGTTCGTCCAAAAAAATTTCTTCATCTATAGAGTGGTTATTAATATCTGACATATTTCTATTATACCAATTTATTTAGAGCTTGTACCTGATTTAATAAAGACTGAACTGACTTTTGTTTTTGCTCAGATAGTCCTGCATAATTTTCAACTAAATCATTAACTGAACTTGCCGAAAGAGCGTCTTCTGGAAGAATACCAAGAGTTAAAGAAAGAACATATATTGATTTTTCTAAATACTCAGTTGCTTTTTGCTTAGCTCGGGTTTTTTCTTCATTGGATATAGCCATTTTTTTTCCTTATTTTATAGTTGTGACAATTTTGTGTTTATTTTGTTTAATGATTGAATTGCTGAATCAGTGTACTTTCTAAGAGAAAAATCTGGTGCTAATTGCGTTTCTTCCGAATCAGCGTCAAAACTCCAGTCACTAAGTTGGAAAACTTCTGCATCGTACCCTAATTTAACTAAGTTTTTATAGACTTCAGCTTCAACTTCTTTTTTAGCTGTGTTTAAAATGACTTTTTTTTCAGCATTTGATATTGATTGTAATAGCATTTTTCCTCGCTTTTTAAGATGATTTCTACGACTTAATAGTAATTATACTGAAGGATTATTTAACTTTAATAATCCTAAATTTGCTGGACCTATTCTTTCGCCCTTTTCATTTAATCCAGTTTTAATTCCTTTCATCCAAGTCCATGGTTCTTCTCTGTTCTTTTTCATTTTTGCATCGCCGTATTCTTGTCTAGATTTCATTAAATCTGGTTTATCCCATAAGTTATCTACTTCAAATTCAACTGATTCTAATAGATCGCTTTTAAAAATATTAAAAAACATAAAAGGCATTCCTGCTGGAAATGTGATTGGTTCACCAACTTTTGTTATCATCCAATTCATTTGAAATTCATCTGGCCACCAACTACTTGGTATTATTGCGGACAGGGCAAATGCTCCGTCCATATAATAGTTTGGTGAACCGCTTATCATTGTATCATATCCGTCTTCAGTACCAAATGCCCATCCAACAGAGAAGGAAACCATGCCGACAATGCCGCCGTAAGCTAATTGTCTATCTTTATACATTTCTCCTTCTAAAATTTTTGGAACACTGTTTCCCCCATCCCACTGAACAACAACATCTTGAGGAAGAATTAGCTCCCAGCCACTTATATTCGCTGTTGTTACGGGCAAGCATTGATAGGCGTGTTTTTTGTATGTGTTGTCCATCCAATCTCTTTTTATTCTAGATTGAATAATTTCAGGTGGATTTTGATGTGTTTTAGTTAGGGTAACCTTAGTCATATATCAAACTAGCTCTTCTAACATTACTTCAATAGCTGCTTTAATATTAACTAAAGCCTGTTGTGAATTTGTTTTTCTATTTCCTGCATCAAAAGCTAAATCTAATAGATCTGAATTGCAGAATCTGTACATTTTTTTACCATCTCTAGATATAATAAACTTTTCAAAGTTTCCCTGGACTGGTCCTCCATTAGCTGGAAACCCTCCATACTGAAGAATGTCATATAGCTTATGGGGGGTAGAACCTGTCTCTTCGTCCTTTTTAATAGTTACCATTTCGGCATACGGTAATTCTGTTTTATAATAATCACGCATGTGATCTCTCATTTTTTCGGGAGTTGCACTGGTATCAGCAAACTCTCCGTACGCAAATTCGCAAAAATCTGTACTGGGAATTGCCAGCACTTCAAAGCCTTTATCTTTATATTCGTGATATAAAGACTCAATGATTGGGTATTGAGCAGAATTGGCACATTCGCCAGTAACATTGGTGATCATTGTTACTTTGCCCTTATATTTTGAAAGCAAATTTTCTTCCCCGTCTAAGGATTTAATAGGGATATCATACAGAGATGTTTCAAATTTTTGAAGTGTAGGTAACTCTTCAAGCGAGAAAGTGTTTGCGTTTTGCTCTATGTTATCTGGCATTTTTTTTCTCCTATGAGGGCATTGGGTATGATAGTGGCTCGTTTGTGCCTTTTGAGATACCCTTTGTTGGATCTGCTTTAGTACCATCTACCGCATGGCCTAAGCTATGCTTATGATTATTATCATTATAATCAAACATGGTCACTGCGGAGTATTTCACCCCACTAGTAACCTTTAGTGATGCATGTGCATAGATAAAGGTTGATGGAAATAAAATTATATCTCCGGCTTGTGGTTTAAAATTAATATTTAAATATGGAAACCAAAGTTCCCCACCCTCGTAATCATCATTCAAATACATGACAGAAGACACAGTACACGTATATGAGAATCCATGATCTGCGTGGACTGCGAAGTGTTGGCCTGGTTTATATCTTACGAAGTTAATAGCTTCCATATAATCCATTTTAAAATTATATAAAGATTCATAGTGTGTTAAACATTTTTTTAAATTTGTTTCTACGTCTTCATAGCATTTTTTTACTTCTTCAAACTCCGGTGTTAAAAACTTCCAGTGGTCTGGGTGCATTTTTAGGTCAACACAATCTCTATACTCTGGCATTTTTGTATTATATCCAACCAAAGCTTCTGACCATTTAAAGAGTTCATGATTACTGTTGCCTATGGTGGCTTCTAATCTTTCTGGTATATTTAGCTCTTTTGGTATAGCATTTCTATAAAGAAAAATGCCAAACTTGCGGTTATCCTCTATGTTATTACAGGAACCTACGTGAAAATATTCCATTTTTATTTCCTTCAATCAATAAATTTGTTTAGTGATATACTATACCATATAAATATATGCCCAAGGAGTAGAATGTGAATTCCCCACAAAAAGAAAAATCTTTAATAGAGCCTGGTCATTTTGGTTCTTCAAAAGATAATATTCTTATAGTAAAGAATTTTGTTGATTTAGAAGATCTTAAAACAATACAAAAATTTCTTCCTACAATAAACGAATGGATGGATGCTGGAGAAAATCAATATTCAGAAGATGGAACCTGCACATACGATGCTTCGTACTGGCAAAATAGGCAATGCAGTTGCGATATTCTTAAAAGAATTAATTTAGAAATATATGACTTAATAGATAAATATATTTTAAAAATGAAATCTTGTCTAGAAGATAAGTTTAAAGTTAAACTTCATCCAAGACCTCCAGTAATCATAAGATGGTTTCCAGGACTAGAGCAGCAGCCGCATGCTGATAAACAATTAAATGATGGATCGCCTAATCCATTTCCTACTTATGATCTTAATTCACTTATTTATTATAACGATGATTTTACTGGTGGGGAATTATATTACCCGCAACATGATTTGGTTATTAAGCCAGAGCCAGGTCTTGGTGTCGCTCACCCTGGAGATATTAACTATCTTCATGGAGTAAAAATGGTTACTTCTGGAGAGCGTTTTACCACTCCATCTTTTTACACTATAACTGAACTATTGTAATCAGCTGTAAACAAACCCTTCACCATCAACCCAATCATTATCATTGTTGTATATTCTTGGAACACCTGATCGTGTTGGCTCTATTTTTGGATGAAGTTTATCGGTATAGTCCCACCAAGTTAATACAGAATATCTTATTCCTGATTTTACTGGATTGACTTTATGAGCGTGCGTAAAACCAGATGGGAAAAATACAAGATCTCCTGCTTCAGGAGTAAACTCTAAATCCAATAATGGAAAACCTAATTCTCCACCTTCATAATCATCATTTAGATATGCTAAGGCAGAAACTGTACAGGATTCGCTTGAACCATCGTCCACATGACTAACAAAATGATGCCCTTGTCCATATTTAATAAAATTTAATCCAGCTCTCCAGCCAAGTTTTAAATTAAATATTTCCTTATAATGCTCAATAGTCTCATCAAATACTTTTTCAATTTCTTCATAACATAATTTTATTTCTTCAAATTCTGGGGTTAAAAACTTCCAGTAATCTGAATGTATTTTAAAATCAAAACATGTTCTATAGTCTGAAAGATCTTTTCCGTTTACGCGGGTTGAATCTGTCCACTTAAACAGCTCATCAGAGCTATTACCTAATACTGACTCTAATCTTTCTATTAATTGAAGACCATTTGGAATAGCGTTTTTATATATATAGACGCCTAAGGCAGGATTTTCTATTTTAATATTCTTTTTTTCCATGTCTTTGTGTAAAACTTTCTTGTCTTTTTAAGATAAATTTAATTGATACATAATTAGTGTAAAGCATTGGGGTTATTGGCACCCAGTAAATAGCAAACCATTTCCATATTTCAGACGAATAAAATCTCCATTGAAATATTGAATAAATAACAAAAATAGGAAAAGGTATAATATAGCTCATTATCGCCCATGATCTTAACCATTCTAAATTATAATATGCTTTTAACGTATTATATATCATGTAAGGGATACATAAACTAACTGTAAATAACATTATTATCAGCATTTGAGCTGGTTTATTTTTATTAAAGTCAACACCAAGAGCTAATATGCTAAAGAAAATCACCCCATAATGGTGATAGGCGATGTCTTTTCTAAGATAGTATTTTTTAGCTTTGATCAAACTTAATGTTTCTACAGCTAATAAATTCATTGTTAATGACTTCATAGCTACATTAGGATAATTACCATATCTTATATCGGTTATGTAGTAGTAAATTAAACCAATTACTGCAATAGCGCACTGGATAGTTTTAATTAAATTGGAGGTTGCACTGGTTTCGCCATAGTGCTTTTTTCCATCTGGTCTAAGTATTGATCTAAATTTTTCACTGTTATATAAGTAATTAAAAAAAACAAAACTAAGTATAAGAAAAAATATTGGAATAATATTTTCTGATATAAAAGGATTCACAAACATTTTAATTCTCCATATTGATAACTAATTAAGATTAATCATCAATATATTACCACACCTACACTTAAGTTTACTTAAATGCTGGTGGGAAATATGGTGGGAAGAACGGTGGGAAAAATGGTGGGAAGAACGGTGGGAAAAATGGTGGGAAGAACGGTGGGAACCATGGTGGGAAGTACGGAGGAAAATACGGAGGAAAATATGGCGGAAAGTATGGCGGAAAAAAGGGTGCATATCTTTCATACGAAATCGTCGTACCTAAAGGAGTAACAGTTGTATCTGTTAGTGCGGTTTTAACCGTATTGAGTTGTGCTGGAAGACCTGTGCTAGTATCTGTTGGCGTTCCAACAACAAAGCCTGCATTGGTAATTGCGGTATTAGCTGTTGAGTCAGCAGTTCCGTGCTGCTACTGTTGGTTTAGCGTTTTTTCTTTTAGAACCTTTACCTGGCTCTGGTATTCTGTTCGTTGTCATATTATGCTGCCAAGTCTCCTAATGCCACCCATGTATCAGTAGCCCTCTTAATAAGTGTAGCAGATGACCACTGAGTACGCAATTTAAGACCTGGAGTAGCGTTAACAGTTACGCCTGCTTGGGCAGCTATTGTAGTTTGACCAGCTCCAGTTTGAAGAACTGTGATCGTAGTTCCTACTGGATAAGCTACGTTTGCGTTACTTGGAACTGTAAGGTTATTTCCTGAACCTACGTTCATTTCAATCATTTTGCCTCTATCAGCTAATACTAAAGTGTATGCTGCTGTTTGGGCATTGGTTACAGTGTCACCAAATATTCTTTGGTAGGTAGTTCCATCATTTGTGAACTCCCAACAGTCATCTGTTTCATTCCAACGAAGAACAACATTTGTTGATGTTCCGCGCTCAACTTCAATTCCAGCGTTCTGGCTTGGCGTGCCAGCTTCATTGTTATTTAATATAATGATATTATCATCAATTGTAAGAGTTTCTGTATTTATGC